CCCAGAGATCGAGGATCCCACCGGCAAGTTACCGGTTGTTTTCTCTAGTGATCTCATACACCCGTAGCTCTGTCTAAATTCTAGACAGAAGCCTAAGCTAGCATGTCAGTTCGAATAACTGACAGACGTCGCTATAATCGAGATATCCTTCAGCATCGAAAGAATCAACTTCCGATACTTTGGTGACCTCGAGTTTAACCTCGTCACATCGGTTATTCATTCTATCTTCTATATCCTTCGCGCGATCAGCGCTCATAGCGGACCAAATGGTATTGGTCTTGCCATCAGCAAAGATAACGTGAAATTTATAGAGATAGGATTTAACTATAAACATGATAGTTCCTTTCTAAAGTTATGTTACTTCAGATAGGAAAAGGCTTCCTCAAGCTCATTATGCAGAACTAACATGTCCCGATAACGGCCTAAGGTTTGTTGTGGTGATACTTCTACCACCACTCCTTTCCCTAGGTCCAATCTTCGTCTCAAAGAAACGAGGACTGGGTCCGTTTCGGAACAATGTAGTATCATGCTGAGCATGAGAACTACAGGGCTCCCATGAAAGACCTGTGAAGGTCCTTCTGGCGTCTGCGTAAATTGATACAACCCTAGAATATTCAGGATTGTACTCGCTGGTAAAGAAGTCCAGCAACGCAGGCCACCCTGACCTGGTTCGTTCATGAGTTCGGATAAATACTCTCCAAACTCGGGCCTCGTACCGATGAAGGCGACTATTCCATCTTCTTTCAAGATGAGATTCATCGCTTCCACAATATGAGGTGAACCCGGTCGACCCAAGCGCGTTGATACCCACGATCCTGATTCTACGTGAAACACGTACAGGAACGAGGGATCGCAATCGATCACTGGCATGCCATAATCCCTTACTAAAGAGATTGTTGACAGTGTCAATCATCGACTGACACGCGGCTGGGTTGTCGGCGACTACAGTAGTGGGATTTAAAGGGGTTACATCGTAACCCCGATAACCATCTACCCCGCAAGACTCTCTAAAATGTCCGGCAACAAAGCTTTTAGCCTTGTTGACTTTCAATTGAAGAGCGTCCATAACGCGGATCAGTCGCTCATACCCGTATACAGGGATAATTATGTCGTCCCCATATACGCGTACCTGCTCACGTAACTTGACAATCTTCCGCCAACTCACCTCGCCGTCTAGGCAACAGCCTAAGGCGACGGATAAGAAGACGAGAGATTGTACGGGAAACGTGACGGCTGTACCTTGCGAGGCAAACTT